GCAGTCTACGGATCACTAACTGTTGCCTCAAACAACATTTTGTTAGAATCATTTGCAGAAGCAGACATTACACGATACAACGGTGTGTTCTTGGGATGGCTTATTGTGCGTGGCAACGGTTCCAATGTGTCTGACAGTGGTGATTGTCGTATTATTCCTGGTGGATTCTTCCGAAACAGCACAGGCGGTGGAGGAGCATCCACACTATTAAATTTGGATGACTTGGGTGATGTTCAGATCACAAGTGTTGCAAATAATCAAATTTTGCGTTATGATGGCACACGGTGGGTCAACTCTGCTGTCACCACGCTTCCTTTAGTTACATCTTTCAATGGTCTTACTGGCGCGGTTCAAGGTGTATCGGCTGCTGTTGCAGGAACAGGCATTAGTGTATCAGGTGCTACAGGTGCTGTCACCATCACAAACACTGGTGTCCAATCGTTCAACGGAGCCACTGGTGCAGTCACAGGTGTCAGCCGTGTGAACGGATTGAGCGGCGGCATTACCCTTGACGCAGGCACAGGCATCACATTCACCACAAGCGGCAACACCATTACACTTGCCGCCACAGCAAGCGGTGGCTCAAACTCCACCACACAGACCCTTGACTTCTCAGAGAATATCAATAAAGTAAGTTTTACTCTTACTGGATTGGGCGGTGATATTAGTACTTCGCTAGCAATTTTTGCAAGACCAAAAACAGAGATAACTCAATTAACAGTTCAAGCGGGTCTTACATCATATTACCCACGCGAATACACATACGAAACAAAATATAATACAGCAACAGGTGAATGGTTTACAGATTTTATAATCAAACAACCGTTTCCGTCTACTATTTCTGAAACAACATCAGCAATCACAGCAGAACAAATAGTAACTACAGGAATAACTTCTGTAACCATTGACTTCAGTTATTATGATGAATTTTTTGATACTGTTTTCACAAGTCAAGACATTTGGTCTAGTTCTGGCTTAACTGGTACATATGTATACCATCAAGACGCAACCTATGTGGTCAAGACGGTAACAGGACAATCATGGGTCACGGCAGGATCGTATATTGAATGCAAGGTGCTTGGACTCACAACGGCGGATCACACTCCCGAAGATGCCATTCTGGAGGGTGTGCGGTTTGAGATAGATAATATCGTGGCAGGAACAGGTTTTGATATCATTGGTCATGCACCCGAAGGCACATACGGAAAGTACTCCGTGAAGTGCCTCGGACAATAAAGGAGATTCTAATGGGCGTAAATATCAAGGGCGGAAACAATTCGGTAGGTCTGGCAAATGTGAGTTCTAACTATGAACTTCAGGTGGTAACCCCACAGACTGAAGCAGACGCAGGCTTTGTGCAGATCAGTACGGAAATGGATGCTGGAGATGTTCTTGGAACCCGCACTGTGCTTCCTCCTGAATGCTCCGATGACTACCGCCTCCGCGTGGGTTTGGATCAAACGCTGTTCAATACCACATTTGAAGGCACAACCGTACTGACCACGCTGTACAATCAGTTGCTAACCTCCGCAACAGTTGCACAAGCCAGCGGATTCCTCACTCTAAACAGCGGATCTAGCACAACATCGGGTCATGCAGCCTATGTCCGCACTCACCGTCACTTTCCCACCTTTGGAACTTATCCCACATACTTGGATATGTGGATTCGTGAAGTTGCTCCAACTGCTACGAATGCCATCAGCGAATGGGGCTTTCTGTACCTCACCGCCCAAGCCACACAGCAACCACTAGACGGCATCTTTTTCCGCCGTACTTCGGGTGGAAGTTTGTATGGTGTAGTCACAAACAACTCAACAGATATTGCAACAACCACAGCAATTGATACTGCTAATGTGCCGTCCCGCGATGGAGTAGGCGCATTTGACCCAACGGAATCCAACCACTACCTGATTGTGTACCACAACGATGTGGCGCGGTTCTGGATCAACGATATCATGGTTGCTGAACTGTTTTGCCCTGCTGCAAACGCGCAGTTCACGGCTTCTTCCAACACTCCTGTTGGGTTCCGTGTTCTGAATACGGGTACTGTTTCACCAACGGCTCGTCAACTTTCGGTGGGTTTCATCAATGTTGGATTTGGCGATCAGAATGTAAACAAGCCGTGGTCACACGCCCTGTGCGGCATGGGTGCAGGTGCGTATCAACTCCAAAACGGTAACACGCCTGGACCAACCGTAACCCGCACAAGCGGCGCACACGGACATCCTGCTAGCGGTACTACTCGTATTGCGGGTACATGGACGAACACATCTGGTCCTGCACTCAACAGTCTTGGTGGGCTGTGGACAACGCCTGCCATGTCTGGATTAACATCAGATGCTGATTACCCTGTGTTTGCTTTCCAAAACCCCACAGGTACTGCTGTACTTCCAGGCAAGACCCTGTATGTTACAGGCGTTCGTGTGGGTGAAGCGTATGTGGCAACAGGTGCGACCGCCAACGCCATGTTCTTGTCGTACATTCTCGGAGTAGGTAACAGCGCGACTGCCACATCCACCTCAGACGCGGCTACAACTGTTGCAGGTAAGTCCATCACCATCGGCGGACACGGATTCACCCCAACGGAAGCCGTGGGCAACTACAAGCCTGGATTTGAAATGCGTTTTGATTCTCCACTCATGGTTCCTGCGGGTCACTATTTCCACTTTATAGTTCGTCCGTTTGGTACACCCACAAGCAACACGCTAGTAGTTACAAGCAGCCTTGCAGTCAACGGATACTTTGAGTAATGGCACTCCTTCAAATCGTACAATCTCAACACGGCGTTCCTGCCAACTACTGGAAAATCGCATCCGTCCTTTTCAATTTGGACGGCTCCTGCACTCTGCGGTTGGATGGCTACTTTGACGAGGCTGCTCGTAGAGCAAACTACGAGTCCATGAAGGCGTTCTCGTATACTGTGCCGTCAGGAGAGATGGGGACTGTGTTTCCTTCAGGATTCAACCTTGTTGCAGCGTATGAGTATGTGAAAACACAGACCGAGTTTTGGTTTGGTGCTGTGGATGTGATTTAATTTAGAAAGATTATACAATGGGCATTAAACTCCAAGGCGGAAACAATTCAAGCAATCTAGTAAGTGTAAACGCGCTGCACCAAATGCAAGTGGTTACAACACAAGATTCCGCAGGATTCAGTGCAGGCTTCGTACAGATGAGTACAGAGGTTGATGCAGGGGATGTAGTAGGCAGTCGTTCGGTGCAGCGTATTGAATGCTCCGATGACTACCGCACTCGCGTTGGTGTGGATCAGACGCTGTTCAATACCACATTTGAAGGCACAACCATTCTGACCACTCAATGGATCACCCCAACCGCTGCCACATCATCCACGCAAGCCAACGGATTCTTAACTTTGAATGTTGCTGCGGCTGCAACCATGATTGCATCTGGTTCTGCTGCGTATGTGCGTTCTCACCGTCACTTTCCCACATTCGGAACTTATCCCACATACTTGGATATGTGGATTCGTGAGGGTGGAGCGAATGCAATCAATGCCATCAGCGAATGGGGCTTTCTGTACATTACATCCTTAGCCGTACAGCAACCACTAGACGGCATATTTTTCCGCCGTACTTCGGGTGGTCAGTTAAAGGGTGTGGTCACAACAGGCATCAGCGCAACTGTTGGTATTGACACTTTTGAGATTGATCTTGACACCACAGGGGTTCCCGCCCGTAGTGATGAAAATCATTCATACGATCCCTCTGAAACCAACCACTACTTGATTTCATTCCATAACGATTCCGTTCGTTTTTGGATTAACGATGTACTGGTTGGTGAGGTAAAGTGTCCTCCTCAATTGGCACAGTTTGCTGGATCTTCAAACCTGCCTGTTGGATTCCGCGTAGTAAATGTTGCCGCCACCGATGTGGCACGACAACTTTCGGTTGGCTATGTGAATGTGGGACAAGGCGATCAGAATACGAACAAGCCGTGGTCAAATGCAATGGCTGGTAGTGGTCAAGGCTCGTATCAAGTGCAGATCGGTGGTACACCTGGACCAACTGTTACCCGTGCATCGGCTTCCACGGGTCACCCCGCAAGCGGCACGGCTCGTACTGCTGGTACATGGACTGCAACCTCGGCTCCTGCACTGAACAACTTGGGTGGCTTGTGGACGAGTCCTGCTATCTCAACACTAGCATCGGATGCAGACTATCCCCTATTTTCATTTCAGAATCCCGCAGGATCAGCATCCGTTCCAGGCAAGACCCTGTATGTTACAGGCGTTCGCGTGGGAGAGTCTTTTGCATCAGCAGCAGCCGCATCAAATCCCATATTCTTGTCGTACATCGTCACAGTTGAAGCCTCGGCAGCAACCACATCAACAGGCGATGCAGCCACCACGGTTTCAGGCAAGTCCATCGTGATTGGTGGACAAGGCTTCACGGCAGGAGATGGAGCGGGAACCATGAAGGAAGGATTCGGAATGGATTTCCACTCGCCTCTAGTGGTTCCCGCAGGAAGATTTGTAAATCTTATTGTGCGTCCGTTTGGAACTGTAACAGGCAATACCCTTGTGGTGCGCGGCTCTGTGGCGTTCAACGGATATTTTGAGTAACTAAACCAAATAATCATCGGAATACTTTAGAGGGGCGAAAGCCCCTCTTCTTGTTATGATGCACCCTACATACTCTACCCAACAATACAGGAGTAAACCTATGAAGCGATTGCCTACCCTCTACCAGGATTTCATCCACATTTCCCGCTACAGCCGTTGGATTGAAACCGAGAAACGCCGTGAGTCTTGGGAAGAAACGGTTGACCGTTACTTTCGCTTCTTTGACGAGCATTTCACAGAGAAGGGCATCAAGATAAATAAGGCAGTCCGCGAAGAACTCCGTGAAGCGGTTCTCAACCTTGAGGTGATGCCGTCCATGCGGTCGCTGATGACCGCAGGAGAAGCACTCAAGCGCGACAACACCGCTGGCTACAACTGCTCGTACATCGCGGTGAACAAGGTTCGCGCATTTGATGAGATCCTGTATGTTCTCATGTGCGGAACAGGTGTAGGCTTCAGCGTGGAGAGGCAGTATGTTGAAAAACTTCCTACAATCGCTGAAGAGTTTACTAACAGCGATACTCTCATTGTGGTCAAGGACTCCAAGGAAGGTTGGGCAAAAGCCTACCGAGAACTGGTATCCCTACTTATTGGAGGTCAAATCCCCCGATGGGACTTGTCTCACATTCGTCCTGCTGGTTCGCGCCTCAAGACTTTCGGTGGACGCGCAAGTGGACCTCAACCGCTTGAAGACCTCTTCCGATTTACCGTCAGCACTTTTAAGAAGAGTGCTGGCAGAAAACTCACCTCCATTGAATGTCACGACATTATCTGTAAAATTGCAGAGATTGTCGTTGTCGGAGGTGTCCGTAGATCGGCTCTTATCTCGCTTTCCAATCTCACGGACGAGAGGATGCGTGATGCAAAGGTTGGGCAGTGGTGGTTGGACAACCCCCAAAGAGCGTTAGCGAACAACTCCGTAGCCTTCAAGGAGAAGCCAGAGATCGGCACATTCATGGAGGAGTGGCTGTCGCTCTACAAGTCCAAGAGCGGTGAGCGCGGCATCTTCAATCGTCAAGCCGCACAGAAGACCGTGGAGAAACTTGGGGATCGCCGTGATGCCTCCTACGAGTTCGGCACGAACCCCTGCTCCGAGATCATTCTCCGCGACAAGGAGTTCTGCAATCTGTCCGAGGTGATTGTTCGCGCTGAGGACACTCCTGATACGCTGAAGCGCAAGGTGCGCCTTGCTGCCATTCTTGGCACTTGGCAAGCCTCGCTCACCTACTTCCCGTACCTCAGCAGCGATTGGCGCAAGAACTGCGAAGAGGAGTGTCTGCTTGGTGTGTCGCTCACAGGCATTCTTGACAACCACTTCATGCGGACACAGGGCGACAACCTGAATGCTCTGCTTGAACTGCTCAAGGCTGACGCGGTGGCTACGAACAAGGAGTGGGCTAAAAAGATCGGCATCAATCCTGCGGCTGCAATCACTTGCGTGAAGCCGAGTGGCACAGTATCGCAATTAACCGATACGGCAAGCGGCATTCATGCTCGTCACAGCGAGTACTACATCCGCACCGTTCGTGCCGACCGCAAAGACCCCATGTGCCAGTTTATGATTGACAAGGGATTCCCTGCGGAGCCGTGTGTGATGCGTCCCGACCACACGATGGTGTTCTCGTTCCCGCAGAAGGCTGTGGGATCGGTGACGCGCAACGACATGACTGCGGTTGAGCAATTGGAGTTGTGGCTCACATATCAGCGGCATTGGGCAGAACACAAGCCCAGTGTAACCATTACCGTAAAGGAACATGAGTGGATGGAGGTTGGTGCGTGGGTGTACGCGCACTTTGACGAGATCAGCGGCATCTCGTTCCTGCCCCACTCCGATCACACCTATCAACAGGCTCCGTATCAGGACTGCACACGGGAGGAGTACGAAGCCGCCCTTGCGAAACTGCCGCAGTCCATTGATTGGAGTGAACTCACACAGTACGAGAAGTCCGACACCACGAAGGGAACGCAGACCTTTGCGTGTTCGGGCGACAAGTGCGAAGTGGTTGACTTGACTACATAATACTGTCGCCTCTGTCTTAAGATACGCGACAAACCCCACAGGAGATCGCATCTCCCGTCCGACAACCCCGAGCAATCGGGGTTGTTTCTTTTTACAAATCCAGACATTTTTATTGCGCCAAGTCCACTAGATATTTACATGAAGAGAGGTGCAGTCCATTCTCTTCTCTTGGCGTTTGCACTCGTCTTGCTGCAAGCCTGTGCATGGGACATCGCCGCCACTACTGCGCCGAAGAGCGCACCCCCGCCGAAGAGCGGGGAGATTGAACTAGTAGAAGCCCCCGTGGAGCCAGTCTTCATGCGGGGCTTCTCTCGTATTTCTGAATGCGAAGACACCACTGTGGGTGCTTTGGCACGGGAGGATGGCACGGTATACGGTAGCGGTGTGCTTGTGGGGGTTTCCCATGTTCTCACTGCCGCTCACTGCACGGAAGGGATAACACCCTACTGGTTCATCTCTGGCGGGGAATTCTTCAATATCCGCTCTGTGACCGTGCATCCACAATACAAAATTGGAGAGGTGATTTTTGTGGATCTAGCCATGCTGCGCTTGGATGCGCCTTGCCCTGCCACACCCGCCACACTGCCACAGGAAGGCTACCAGTTGGCGCGTGGGGACGATCTGACGGCAATAGGCTACGGCGGGGGAATCCGCCGCAAGAGCAATCCTGGCGTGCTGTGGAACTACGGAACGCTTGTAGAGGAACCCACCGTATTCAAAATACTGCCCCTTGACGGCACCATCTGGTTTGGTGATTCAGGTGGGGCAATTTACGACAATAGCGGAGTTCTCGTTGGGATCATCGCCTCGTTGGGTACTGCGAGGGGACATCTTTTCGAGAACTCCGCTACCAGGCTCGATCTTTTCCGCAATTGGATCACAGAAACAATGGAGGCTACCCCATGCAACTGACCCGCACGCAAAAAGTCCTGTTGTCGGCTTGCAGTTTTTTATTCGGGGTTCTGCTCGCTCGTTGGCTTGGGCTGTAGAGCCTCGTCCAACTGCTTCTGAATCGCAGCCTTCTGCTTCTCTGCAATCTGCAACTTGGCTTCAAGCAGAATGGTCTGGTTCATCAGCGCGGTCACCTTGTCCTGAAGAACGGGGATCAGGACTGTCTCATTGTAATTCTCGGTCTGTATGTTTGGAATCATGAATGGATTCCTCCTTTCTACGATTATGTAGGCGACCTAAATATGGGTATGGTGATAGCAGGAATTGATTATTCGCTCTGTGGACCCGCCGTGTGCCTGTTCCGCGCAAACTCTACGGGACGATTCTCGTACAGTGGTTGCTCGTTCTATTTTCTGACGGACAACAAGCGGCAGAGCGAAATCCGAACACAGAACATATTTGGTGAGCGGTTGAGCGATTGGGAAAACGATCAGCACCGCTACGAAACCATTGCAGACTGGGCAATGGACATCGTGATGGGCTGCGCTCATGTGGCACTTGAGGGATATGCGTATTCGGCAAGTGGCAAGGTGTTCCACATCGCAGAGAACACAGGAATTCTCAAATACAAACTGTACCAGTTGAGCATTCCTGTCACCATCATCCCGCCCACCGAGGTGAAGAAGTACGCCACAGGCAAGGGCAACGCAGACAAGAATGCCATGTACGATTCGTGGCTGAAGGAAACAGGAGTGAATCTGAAAGGACTCCTGACACCGAAGCGTCAAGAGTCCGTGAGTCCTGTTTCAGATATTGTTGACTCGTACTATATCTGCAAGAAGATGTACGAGAGCCTGCCAGAGGATGTCCGCGTGGCGGACGATTGATTACTTGTCGCGCTTGCGTCCAAAGAACTCTTTGTAGCCCCATCCGACTACCAGAGCAAGCACTGGCAGATACCACAGTATCCATCCCCAGTTGCTGGTGATCTGTGTTCCGTTCAGTATCTGATGCTTCAGTTTTATTATGATCGGGCTGTCGGATGTGGTGTCTGGAATGATGACTGGAGCAGTGTTGCAGCCAGCAATCACAAGAAAAGCGAGCGCGAGTAATAGGCGGTGTATCATGGCGTACTCCTTATGACTTGTTTGAAGCAGCAGCACTACCGAAGTAGAAGCCAACGATACTGACAAGAATCTGCCGTGTCTCAGAAGCAAACAGGAAGCCGTTGATCTCAACGAAATACTTCCGCGTTGATTCAGGAATCAGTCCAAACAACCCTTCGGGAGTGGTTGCGTCCACCTCTACGAATGTTGGAAGACCAAAGAACGGCAGGATGAATGGAGCCAGCAGTGTGGCAAACAGCACCGCAAGCACGATGAGTTGGCGAATGCCCTTGCCCACATCAAGAGGAACGCGCTGCGCCGCCTTGTCTTGGTTCTCGGTGGTCTGCTTGTTCGCAGCAATCAGCCGCTCAAAGATTTCCTTTTGATCTTGGCTCTTCTGCGCCATGTAACGGAACAGGAATCCCGTGGCAGCACCACCAACCAACGAAATGAGTTCAGGACTAATCATGCAGCCACTTCCTTTCTGAAACGGTTACCTATTATTTAGGTCTTGGGGGGGTTCCGCTTCAGAATTTTTGACTTCTTGCGTTGTGCAGCGGTGGGTACAGGTGGAAGATCAGGAGGCAAACCTGCCACATTTGCACCAGAAGCCACATTCGTGGGAGGAACTGTGGGTGGAGGAAAGTCTTCACTCACAAACGCAGAGAATCGTTTTAGTTTATCCCGCGCCATATGTTAGTCTACCTCCAAACACCATGAAGTGTATTTTGAATTGCCGCCCACGCTGGTGGTGGATGGACTGTTCTGAAAAAATGTTTGTAGTCGGCTCTTGACGCAAACAACGAATAGTAAAGCCTGATCGTTTTCTTTGAGCGTCATCAGTTGTTCCTCTCATAATCGGCAACACAAATTCATCTGTTGTTGGTATTGATCCTGCCGTGCCAACACCGCTTTCTGGTAGGTGCACTGTTTCAGTTTCTATGCTTGTTATCACACAGTATGTGTCTGTTGACATGGGAGAAGAAAACAACACATTAAAGGTATTGTTACCAGATGCTGTAATTGACCCTACACCACAAGAATTTTCAAGATACGCAATTACAGGAGTGCTTGTTCCTGGATTTGCAGGAACCACGATTGTGCCCCATGCAGTTGCAGCACCACCAGAATGGACATTACTAGACACTGATGTATATGTTGCTCCAAGAACCCTAGAAAAAGTGGTGCCTACCACCGAAGCATCACTACGGATGTAATCTCCGTATACTGTTCCGTGATTAATTTGACCGTGCCACACCAAAATTCCGTTGCCACTGACACCAGGATGTCTTGACCCATAGCCATCTCCCAATGCACCATCATCGGAAATTGGATCTACCGCAGGTGCAACTCCACCAAAATTACTGTAACCATTTGATGTTAAACTTCTTCGTGGAGCAGTAACAGCGATTTTCCACCATCCATCGCCTGCATAATCAATTCTTGAATCAATAGAGTTATTGTTTGCAACAACTCTGCCTGATTGTAGATCAACAACAAAATTTCCGTAAGAAAAACTATTGCTGTCAACTAAACGAACATATCGTCTTTCGTCTGCTTTTGCGTAAAACGAAAAAGTGGTTGGTCTGTGTCCACCAGCAGTGTGTCCGCCATTTACATTATTTTGACCCAAATATGCCGATTTATAGATGTTTATCGCAGTCTGATGCTCCCATATCTTGAACGCAGTGGTGGTGCCGTCTGGAGCAGTGTATCCAGCAGATATGCCTACATTACTTTTTAACCAACTCGCTGAGTTTTCTGTGTTGGTCAGCAGATTTTGATACGTCATCTGACCGAAGCCGTTGCCTCTGACGAATGATCGTAATAGGAGGTCTTGGTTTCCGTCTTTGGGCGGAACAGGAGTGTCTATGAGTGGAGTTGCCACCAATCCTTCTTCTAGTTGTGCTCCCCACAAGTACAAGTAGTCGCCACCGTCGCCTGTCCAATCATTTTCTCCTGTGGTTGTATTTGAGTAAGCGGTGCCTTCATGTGGATTCAGGTAAAAATTGACGGATCCGTCAGCCAAATCGCCAATCATGCTCAAGGACACCCGCCACCAACCGTTGCCGACACTTTGCACGGTGTGTGCTCTGTAGTTGGTGTTTGCTGAAAAATCGGGACTTCCTGTGGTTGCTCCAGTAATGGGATTAAAACCAAGTATTGGTGAGCCAACAGTGTTCATCCCGTTGTCAAGTATTCGAAGATTGTATCCTGGTCTGGCAGATTTCACGTACACACTACGAGTAAACACTTTTCCTGCATTAGTAGTGACTGTTGGCACCGAGTACTGTATGACTTTTCTACCAATTCCCGTTACTTTTACTGCTGTTGCGGTTTGTGTGCCATCAGGTGCTATTACAGCGTTTTCTTGCAGGGTTACGGTGGCGCGACTCGCGTCTTGAGCCTTTCTGGAAACTCCCCACAGACCGCCAGAACCACTTACCTCTGTGCTATCCGTTTTAAATACCGATGGAATCAGATTTTGAATTCTAGTTTTGCGTAGTTCTGCATCACTACGCAAGCAGAAAACAGCAAGGTTTACTCTGTTTTTGAAAGTATAGGAAGAATCAGTCAAAAAACTAGGAGCAGTCGAACTTCCTGCATTAAATCCTACTATAGCCAGATCAAAAGACGCACTGGCTCCGCTGGCTGTTGGACCAAAATTAGCAGTGGTCCCGTGAACCACCGCAATGCCGTAGCCACTGGGAGCATTTCCTAATTCACTTCCACACAGCACAACATACCCACCAGAAGCAACCTTTTCTGGATGTGTAAAATGCACGCGGTGTACACCATTTTTAACTTTTTGTACACTACTAATTCCGTACCCGTCTAGTATTTTAGGATTTGGATTACCAGTGTCAGAATCAGGGTCTATTTCATACACACACCACGCATCTGCTGTAGGAGGAGAGTTGGACCCTTCGTAAGAATTTTGATATACACTCATATGACTAACACCTGTATTTGATAGGTTGCATTTGCTTCAGAGCGATTTAAAATTTCACCCACTTCTGGTCTGTAATTTATCCCGTTTATGTAAGTATCATATCCTGCACCAGTGTTGTCTGTTCCACGAATCATAATGCCAAATCGCACCCAAAATCCGTTTTGTGTTTTAGGGTATTGTGTGGTGTTGAGAGCGTGACAAAATACTGCTACATCACTGTAAACTTCGCCCACTACGTTCGTTCGGGGCTGCACGAATATTTTATACTTGGTGTTTTCCATTGGAGTAATAAACCTGAACGGTATTGCTCCTGTGCTTAATCCTTGCTGACTAGTGCTATTCGTAGCCAGTTGAGCGTTCAATAGAGTGTCATCTAGTATTAGATTGTATCCATTTACAAAATTTCCCACACTACGGGGTATACCCACATTCGCAGCAAAACCAGTCAAACACCACGCCTTAATAGAGGAACCTCCGAGCATGAGTAGTCTTGCGCTATTCGGCATTACAGTTCCCTCAAAAGTTGTGCCATTTTGGTGTTGATTGGCAGTTCTGCCACTCGCAGACCATCAAACACGGATCGCTCATCTATGTAGTCCAAGTACAGCAAAACTGTTTTTAGTTCTGCGTGAACATCAGATTCTAATTTATGAAACAACATACGAGAAGCAGGGTATCTGCCAAAAACATTTCCTAAAATCACTATATGGTTCAGCAATAGTATGGGACGCAGTCTTCCTGTTCTAACGTATTTTTTAAGAAGTCGCTTCACATACTTTATCTTGCACAGGTCTTCCGTGAACTCTGCCATGCCTGAACACTCTGGATTACTGTAATTTCCCATAGCGTACAGCATGAATGTATCACGTGTTAGTTGCTTTAATTCCATGATGATGAATGCTCACCAATTACAAACATTACCAACGCATATTGTGTTTTTCAAGACGGGACTTGATCGCCTTCTGTCTGCCGATCATATTAGCCGCGCCTTGGTGTGGACTTGGCTTCTTGGCTTTCTTTGCCTTGGCAACGGCTTCAGCCACGGATTTGATTGCGCCCTTATGGAATCGCTTGCCTTTGCCGCTCTTGTCTGCGGTTGCAGCAGTGGGATCGGGTGCTGTGAGGGGAATGCCACCCATAGTCTCGGTGTATTCCTTCATGGGCTTCTTCTTCGCACGGAGCATTTTGAAGTCCTGTGCGTCAAGACGCTTGTTCTTGTTCACATCCAACCGCTTCTGTCCGCCGATGAGTGCTTCTTCTACTGGCTTCTTTTTGGAGCGAAGCATCTTGAAGTCCTGTGCGTCAAGTCGCTTGTTCTTGTTGACATCAAGTCGCTTCTGACCGCCAACGAGTTCTTCTCCAAATGTAAATGTAGCCAGTCTTGGCAGTAGTTTGGGGAGTTTGGATTTATCTTTGTTCCCGCCCATAGCCGTCTTGATGCCCTTGACGGCATTGGCTTGCTGCTTGCCCGTGAGTTGCTTGCCACGGGTGTGTCCGCTCAACATGGACGACAGTTGCGAACCACGCTTGGCAACATATGCGTCTTTCGTCTTCTTGCTCAATTCGTCAATCTGCTCGGCGGCTTCCTTTACAACCTTGTGACCAGGAACAGTGATGCTCCCGTACTCGCCAACATCAACCACATAGCCACCACCGTGCTGCTGTGCCTTGCCGCTGCCGCCGCTGTCGTGGCGAACAATCCTGCCGCGCACCATCTTGCCCTTGTGAGGAACCTTTACCTTGTCTCCTGCCTTGAGCATTTCTTCAATCTGCTCTGCGCCTTCCTTTACAACTTTGCCGCCCTCACCGTACATTTTCTTGGCGAAAAATTCATTACGATTTTTCGACAGGATACTGTTGTACTTTTTCTTTGCTGCGGTTTGATCGCCAACTTTGTTGCGTATCTTACT